GTACAAATTATCTAATTTGTGTAACAGAAGATGATGTAATGTTCAAATCTTGGATTAAAGACTTGGCAGAATACACTGAAGTGAAAATGGATAGTCCTATGAGAGATGAAAAGCATCCAAATACACTTGTGGGAACTTTAGGTGCTTTTAAACATTATTCTTCTTTAACTCCTGGTGCAATTGGAACTAATAGTAAGAATCTTCAAAAAGGAGGTACTGCATATGGAGTTAATTTCATAAATAAGTATAGAAAAATAAAAGAAAGCATTTATTCTAATGGATACTAATATTGTAAGAGATATTACTGACATTTATTTTGGACAGATTGCTGAGGCATTTGTAGATCCAGAAGAAGAAATTCCAACAAGTAGTGGAAGACCTGGAAGAAAACCGATTGAAAATGTTGCTTCTCACCCAAATCCTAAGGTTAGAAAAAAAGCAGTTGCTGGTATGAAAAAGCAAATGGAAAAAGAATATGGTGGGAAATGGACTTCTAGATCTAATGATCCAGTAAAAGAAGCATTAGATTCAGTAGGACAAGAGGATGCCGATATTGATAATGACGGAGATTCCGACAAAACTGACAAGTATCTTCACAGACGTAGGAAAGTAATTGGTAAAGCAATTGCTACTAGAAAAGAAGCATTAGATCCGGTAGGAAAGGAAGATAATGATATTGATAATGACGGTGATGTAGATAAGTCAGATTCATACTTGAAAAATCGTAGAAGAGTTCGTGCTAAAGCAATTCATAAAGAAGGTTTCTCAAACTGGAGAGAAGACCTGATTGAAGTTGCTGCTAAGATTGAAAAACCAGAAAAAGTTACAGAAAAGGAAGTAAACAATAAAATTGCAATAAATCCTTCATTGGATTTGGGTGATGGTATGAGAGAGACTGTAGAAAATCTTGGTGGAACTCTTCTTGAGATGGTTGAGATTGATGAAGTTGATGCTATTGTTGAGAGTGTTTATGAAGAACTTCTTGAAGAAGGTTATGATGAAAATGATATTGAATACGCAATTGAATATGCGTTAACTGAAGCAAAAGTTACTTATGGTCATGATACTTCCACTGGAGAAAAGAAAAGAGGAAATCTTATAGGAGCAGTAGCAAGACTCGCAAGACAAAAACTTTCTAGTAAAGTTCGTAGTACTAAAAAAGCAGCTGCTGGAGCAATTGCTTCTGGTGCTAGAAAAGTTGCAAAGAGTGCATTAGGTGTGGCTCATAAAATGGAGGGTGATAAAAAACCAAGCACAGTACATACGAAAACTAGAACATCGTCATCTTATCGTGGGATAGGTGGAGGAAAAAGGGTAGAAGTTGCAAGTAGTGGTTCTTATGCTCCACCTTCTAAACCAAAACCAAAATCACAAAAACCATCTGATCCTTGGGGAGAACCTACAACACCATCAAAATCTAAACCTCAGACAAAAACACAATCTAAATCAAAAGTAACTTCAAAAACTACAAAGATTGAACCAAAATCATCTTCTGATTTATCTGCAAAACAAAAAGCAGCGGCTTTAAGGGCACAACGTAGAAATGTTAATATATCTCCAGAAGATTTACGTAGAGTTATTAGTAGTGTAAAAGAAGAATGTGAAATTAATGAGAAAACTTTAACTGCTGCCGAGACTAAAGAAAAGGAAAGACTTGTAAAGTCTATGAAATCAAAAGCAGCAGACTTTGAAAAGAGATATCCTGGTCGTGGTAAAGAAGTTATGTATGCCACTGCCACAAAAATGGCAAAAAAGATTGCAGAACAAAGTGAAGAATATATTGATGAAGCAAAATTATCTAAAGCAGAAAGAAGAGCAAAACAAGCACAAAAACCTGATACTCCAAAAAGACCAAAGCACGTAGTTCAACTTGATTTGGATCAAGCTGCATTAAGAGAAGTTGGATCTAAAAGATTAAAAGATCCAAAAACTGGAAAAAAGAAAACAACAAAAGTTGAACCTGCAAAGATTAATGTTAAAGGTGAAAAGGGAGATGTCGTAAGGACAGTATCTACTGGAGATTTTCATAAAGAAAAACTAGGAAAGGGAGAGACTATGGATTTCTCTCCACTAAGAGATCCTAAGAAGTTTAAGAAAACGACAGTAGGAAATAAATCTGTATTGAATAAATCTAGAGGAGCAACTGTAGAAATTAATACTGCTCGTGGTTCATTTAAAGAAAGTGCTGGTGCCAACAGGCAAATTAAGCAGCATTTGAGTGATATTGGATATAATCGCAGTCGCAATATAAAACTGAAAGCAGGACATTTTACTGGTGATATGCCTGGATCAGGTTCTCCTGGAAAAAAGTTGATTGCAACTAAGCACGATGTTGAAAAGTATCAACCACAAAAGATATCTCATATTGATGATGACCCAAAAAATTTAGAACCACTTGAAAAGCATAGAAAGTCTACTCAAGGTTCTAAAGGAGAAACTAGAGGATCTGATCCAAAAATTCACACTCAACTAGTGGGTTCTTTTAGAAAAAGGGGTGAGGGTAGAGGTGAAACTAGAGAGCATGGTAGAGTGAGAAGATATAGTGGTGTTAGAGAACCTGGTTCAGTAACTGCTCCCAAAACAACTAAGCAAATTCAAAGAGCACGTAAAACTGCAAGAAAAGGTATGGGTGAGGCACTTGATGTAAATGCACAACAATCTCAAACGAAACCACAAGGACAATCTCCACAATCTGTTCAAGATGCAAAGGCAAAATCTGCAGCACAAAGAGCAAAGTCAGCAGCAGTAACTCTTAAAACTAAAGAATTGCAAACCCTCAGACAGACTCCAGCTGGAACTTCAGTTTCTAGTTTTGGATAAAAAATCCTAAATAGATTTAGTTATACTTATAGGAGGTTATTATGTCTATTGGAGCACTATTTGCTTTCTATAAAGCAAATGAAGCAGCAATTCTAACAATTCTGCTGATTATTTCTGAGTTTCTTGGTGCGAATCCAAAAATTAAGGCAAACGGATTAGTTTCATTTATCCTTCAGCAAATTCGACAAAAAGCAAAAGATGGTGGTGCAGTTGATCCAACCCCTTGATATTTCTTTATGAACTCTCAAAGAGACCTCATTTTTGGGGTCTCTATTTTTTATAAATATTTCTACGAAACAAATTAGTATAGGTAACAAGAATGGCACTCTGGGGAACCGCAGATAGCATTATTTCTACAGGAACTGTGACGGTAGACTATGCCAATAAAACCATTACGGGTTCTGGCACTTCATTTACCGCAGCCACTGTTGGATCAGTGATTACAATTGGAGTTGGTGGAACTTTTGGTGAAGCAGTAATTAGTGGTATTACTTCAGATACTTATATTTCAATTGCATCTACAGATTCTTTGAATGGGTCGGCAATCTCTGGAATTGCATATACTATGTCACAGAAACCAGTTTATGTAATTCAGGATTCTAATTACAGTCCTATCAACAGAACATCATCTACTAACGCCATTTATGGAGTAGATGAAAATGAGGCAGTATCAAATGTTACAACACAATATGCAGTTACTCACGCTGGATGGGTTGGAATTAAAACTTATACGGATACTGATGGTAATTTGAGAGTTAAGTCTGAAACTTTAGTTGCATTCTCTGGAATTACAACTGGAACTCCATCTTATGGTTCATTTGGAGATGCACAAGATGATGCTATATTCCCAGATAGATTCATCACGGTTACTATTTCTGCTTCTCCATCTAATGTAGTTGGAGTTGGAACTACAGTAACATTTACTGCAAGTGCATCGGCAACTCCTTCCGCAGCACTCTCTTATCAGTGGCAGAAGTCTACAACTGCTAATGGTACTACTTACAATAATATTTCTGGAGCAACGGGAATTAGTACAGCAATTACTAATGCAACAACTGGCAATAACAACTATAACTATCGTGTTGTTGTTACTGCAGATGGAGGTGCTTCCGCAACATCAGATCCTATCAAACTCTCTGTTAGCTAATAGTTTATGATTTTTAATGAGCTGAATGAGGATAATTTTCTTCTATTTGCAATTAAACACTATGAAAATCCTCAAGCAGTCACTAAAGAAGACTTTGAAAAGGATTTAAATCATTTTAAATATATTAAAAGATTATTGAAAAGATATAAAAGAGAGGGTGAATTAAAAACTCATCTTCTCTTGAATCATTTTATAATTCTTTATAATATTTTTGGTGAAGCAACAACACCAATGCTGTTTTTTAAAATAGAAAAAGATTTGTGGTCTTTTGTAAAATCTTTTATTATATTTCTTGGAAGATTCCCAGAATATCCAAAAACAAAAATACACGATATACCTGTTGATATAAATTGTTTAGCAGAACTTTATAAGATCTACAATGGAAAACAAGAAGATTGATAAAGTCATTGAAGCATTTCGTAATTATATAAATTTGAAAGAGGAAGGGATGGTGACTGGAAGTTCTTCCGGAAGTCCAGGTTTTAGTGGCTCTGCTGACCCAAAGGGACCTACTGCTGGATTTGACCCGTTATTGGGTAAAAAAAAGAAAAACGGCACGGTTGATTTTAGAAGGATTCCTCCTTCATATAGAAAATGGGTCAAGAATAAATAATTTTAATACTACTTGAGGTATTTGTTTCATAGAGGTAGTAGGAGAAATAATCACCTCAACGACAATGTTTAATCAAAATACATCTGCAGACACTAAAATTGCTGTCCTTGAAGAAAGACTTTCTGCATATGAAGTTATGATGAACAAGATTGACGAAGCAATACAATTAATGGGTAAGACAAGTCAAAACATCAGTAAAATGCTGGCAGTTCATGAAGAAAAAATAGACCAGTGTAATAAAACTGATGATTTAATTTCAAAAATGCTTTCTGACTTAAAGGATGAAAGTGAAAGGCATTGTGAAGCAGTGAATAATAGAATAGAAAAGATAGAAACAAAATTAGATGAGTTCGTAAAATATCGTTGGATTATAGTTGGTGTTTTTGCCGTCGTTTCTTTTGCTCTTTCTCAATCTCATATGGTTGTTGACTTTTTGACTCCAGATGCACCTCAAGTATATACGCAACAAAAATAAATAGTTGAGTGTTGGCTTTAGAGCCAATGAAAACTCAAAAGAAAGTCACTCTCTACACTCTACAAAAAACAACAAATTCTGTTGTGAAGTGGACTGGTATAATAACCTCTCATTGCCTTGACAAGTCCAAATAAACTGGTAGAATACATCAACTGGATACTGTTTGATTATGGACTTTGTTGATGTAAAGTACATCAATTTGATTTCTGCAAGATTTCAAAAGTTTAAGAAAGTAAAACACAATCTCTACAACTTTCGTTGCCCTATTTGTGGAGATTCTCAAAAAAATAAAAATAAAGCAAGGGGATATCTATATCAAGTCAAAAACAATACAAACTTCAAGTGTCATAATTGTGGAGTAAATATTTCTTTTAATAATTTTCTCAAGCAATTAGACCCAGTAATCTATAAGCAATATACTTTTGAGAAATTCAAAGATGGAAAGACTGGTAAAAACTTTACTGTAGATGAACCAAAGTTTCATTTCGAAGCACCAAAATTTAGACCTAAACTTGATTTGCCAAAAGCATCTGAGAATTCAATATCAAAATTATATTTGGAAAAGAGAAAATTAAATCCGGATAAATTTTATTATACTGATAAATTTAAGGAATGGGCAAATTCTCTTCAGCAAACATTCGACAGTACAGACAAAGATGAACCAAGGATTATTATTCCTTTGTTCTATCAAAATACTTTAGTCGGATTTCAGGGGAGAGCACTTGGTCCAAATAAGATTAAATATATTACTGTGATGTTAAGTGATGATGCCCCAAAAATCTACGGTCTCGATGAGATACAAAAAACTGAAACTGTCTACATCACCGAAGGTCCATTTGACTCAACATTCATTCGCAATGCGATTGCTTTATGTGGAGCTGATGGTGATGTTAGTAAGTGGGGTATTGACAGGTGTGTTTGGATTTACGATAACGAACCACGTAATGCAGAAATCCATTCAAGAATCTCCCGTATCATCAATAGGGGAGAAAAAGTAGTCATCTGGCCTTCATCAATAAAAGAGAAGGACATTAATGATATGATTTTATCTGGACTAGATGTTCAGTCTGTGATAGAATCAAATGTATATTCTGGACTAGAAGCAAAACTAAAATTTACTACTTGGAAGAAAATATGAGCAACGGAACCAAAGTTAAAAAACGTGATGGACGTATTGAGTCTCTTGACCTAGACAAGATGCACTTGATGGTTGAAGAGTCTTGTAGGGGTCTTGCAGGGGTCTCTGCGAGTCAAGTTGAGATGACCTCTGGTATTCAATTTTATGATGGAATTACTACAGGAGAAATCCAAGAAATTCTAATTCGCAGTGCAAGTGATTTGATTGATTTAGATCATCCAAATTATCAGTATGTTGCTGCTCGTCTGCTTCTTTTTGCAGTTCGCAAGCAGTTGTATGGAAGAATGAAAGAAATTCCTACTCTAGAGCAGCACATCTATACTTGTGTAAATGCGGAAGTCTATGACAGTGAAATTTTTAGCAAGTATTCTAAAGAAGAAATTCAACGTGCTGATTCTTATATCGATCATGATCGTGATTATTTGTTTACTTATGCTGGACTTCGCCAGGTAGTTGATAAGTATTTGGTTCAGGATAGAAGTGGTGGTGGAGTATATGAAACTCCTCAGTTCATGTATATGATGATTGCTCTGACTATCTTCGCAGAGTATCCAAAAGAAACCCGTATGTCATATGTCAAGAGGTATTATGACGCAATCTCAAAGCACAAAATCAACATTCCCACACCTATCATGGCGGGAGTGCGAACTCCACTTCGACAATTTGCTAGCTGTGTTCTTGTTGATGTTGATGACACCCTCGATTCTATCTTTAGCTCTGATATGGCAATTGGCAGGTATGTTGCACAAAGGGCGGGAATCGGCATCAATGCAGGCAGAATCCGTGGCATCAACTCTAAAATCAGAGGTGGAGAAGTTCAGCACACAGGTGTTGTCCCATTCCTCAAAAAGTTTGAAGCAACTGTCCGATGCTGCACACAAAATGGCATCCGTGGTGGATCAGCAACTGTCCACTTCCCAATCTGGCACCAAGAAATAGAAGACATTCTGGTTCTTAAGAATAATAAGGGTACGGAGGATAATCGTGTTCGCAAACTTGACTACAGCATTCAGATCAGCAAACTCTTCTATGAGAGGTTCATTCAGGATGGTGAGATCACTCTTTTCTCCCCACACGATGTACCTGGACTATATGATAGCTTCGGACTCCCTGGTTTTGATGATCTCTACGTTTCGTATGAAAAAGATCCGTCCGTTAAGAAAAAAACTGTTAAGGCGCAGGAACTTATTCTTAACCTCCTTAAGGAACGTGCGGAAACGGGTCGTGTCTATATTATGAACATTGATCATTGCAATTCTCACAGTTCTTTTAAAGATAAGATTGAGATGAGCAATCTTTGTCAGGAAATTACTCTTCCAACATATCCAATTCAACATATTGACGATACAAGTGGTGAGATTGCTCTATGTATTCTCTCTGCCATTAATGTTGGTAAAGTAAAATCTGACGAAGAACTTGAAGAACTTTGCGATCTTTCTGTTCGTGGTCTTGATGAATTAATTGATTATCAAAAGTACCCAGTTCTTGCGGCAGAAGTTGCCACAAAGGCGCGTAGATCACTTGGAATTGGATACATTGGACTTGCACACTACCTTGCTAAACTTGGATTTAATTATGATTCTCAAGAATCCTGGGATGCAGTACACGGTCTTTCTGAGTCTTTCCAGTACTATCTTCTGAAAGCATCCAATCAACTTGCTAAAGAAAAAGGTCATTGCGAATACTTTGGTCGTACTAAGTATGCTGATGGTATTCTTCCAATTGATACCTATAAAAAAGATGTAGACGAAATTTCTTCTATTGCATATGAACACGATTGGGAATCTCTTAGGGCATCAATCCTACAGTACGGTCTCAGGCACTCAACACTGTCCGCACAGATGCCATCGGAGAGCAGTTCCGTTGTGTCAAATGCAACTAATGGGATCGAACCACCTAGAGATTACTTGTCCGTTAAAAAATCGAAGAAAGGTCCTCTCAAGCAGATTGTTCCCCAGTATCAAACTCTTAAGAACAATTATACGCTTCTTTGGGATATGCCTAGCAATCGGGGGTATATTAACATTGTATCTGTTATGCAAAAGTTCTTTGATCAAGCGATTTCTGGAAACTGGTCGTATAATCCAGAGAATTATGCCAATAATGAAGTTCCTACTTCAGTAATGGCAAATGATTTTCTGACTACATACAAATACGGATGGAAAACTTCTTATTATCAGAATACTTATGATATTAAGACCGATGAAGTGGTAGAAGAGAAGAAGTCCGAATTGGAAAGTCTTCTTAATGAGTTAAGTTCAGTAGAGGAGGGAGAGTGTGAATCCTGTGCAGTTTGATTTCAAAGTTTCTTCTGAGGAAGATAAACAAACAAGTATACAAGGAATGACTGTATTCAATACAGAAAAAGTGGACACTAAGAAACAACCTATGTTTTTTGGAAAACCCCTAGGAGTTCAAAGGTATGATTCATACAAGTATCCTATTTTTGATAAACTAACTACTCAACAACTTGGATACTTCTGGAGACCTGAAGAGGTTTCCTTGCAGAAGGATCGTGGAGATTATCAAACTCTTCGTCCAGAACAAAAGCATATCTATACCTCTAATCTCAAGTATCAGATTATGCTTGACTCTGTTCAAGGTCGTGGACCTGGAATGGCATTTATTCCCTATTGCTCTCTTCCTGAACTGGAAGCGTGTATGGAAGTGTGGGGATTTATGGAAATGATCCACTCACGATCTTACACTTATATCATCAAAAACATTTATTCAGACCCTTCTGAGGTGTTTGATACTATTATTGGAGATGAACGTATTCTAGAACGTGCTAAGAGTGTTACAGAGTCTTATGATGACTTTATTCAATCAGCACAAAGTTATGGTACATCTACTGATTGGATGTATAGACTTGAAGGTGTACAAAACGCAAAGGAATCACTCAACGATGTTAAACGAAAACTGTACAGAGCAGTCGCAAATGTTAATATTCTTGAAGGTATTCGCTTCTACGTTAGTTTTGCTTGTAGTTTCGCCTTTGGTGAACTTAAGCTTATGGAAGGATCCGCTAAAATCATCTCTCTTATCGCAAGAGACGAAAACCAACACCTAGCACTTACTCAGAACATTCTGAATAAGTGGAGGGAAGGTGATGATCCAGAAATGCAACAGATCATGAAAGAAGAAGAAGAGTGGACATATAAGATGTTTGATCGTGCTGTAAACGAAGAAAAGAAATGGGCAGATTATCTGTTCAAAGATGGCAGCATGATTGGACTCAACGATAAACTTCTTCAGCAATATGTTGAATGGATTGCAAATCGTAGATTGAAAGCAATTGGTCTTAAACCTCAATATGATATTTCTGCAAATAATAATCCTCTTCCTTGGACACAACACTGGATTTCTTCCAAAGGTCTTCAGGTTGCTCCACAGGAAACGGAGCAGGAAACATATATTGTTGGTGGTATTAAGCAAGATATGAAATCTGATACTTTCTCTGGGTTTAAACTATGATTTAAGACTGAAGTTGAATGTTGTATAAATAACTATATAACTCAACTTCAGTCTTAAAATGAATAACTATATTCTTTACTATTACTTAAGGGAGGACTTTAGTTCTCCCTTTTATGTTGGGTATGGAAAACCAAGAAGAATACACGCAAAACATTTGAGAAGTAATGGAGCAAATCTATTACCACCAAGAGAACGAAGATATATTGTAAAATCTGGTTTATCTAAAGAAGAAGCAATAGAACTTGAGATAAAACATATAGCACTTTGGAAAAGAGAGTGTGATGGTGGTATATTATTGAATCAAAATCTTGGTGGAGAAGGAAAACCAGGGGGACAAAAAACCAGAGGATTTAGTGGGAAAAAACATAGTGAAGAAAGTAAGAAAAAAACTTCATTAAAAGTTGCTGGTAAAAATAATCCAAGAGCAAAAAAATATATTTTTATTTCTCCAGATGGAAAAAAATATGTTGTAGAGGGTGGAGTCAAAAAGTTTTGTAAAGAAATAGGAGTAACTTATGATGCGGTTTTGGGAAAGAAAAGTAAGAATACAAAAGGTTGGACTATAATAAATAACTAAAAAGTAGTTGTAAAATGGACGCACAAGAACTTCGCAATATACAAGAAGCATATTTAGAAGTTTATGATGAAGGTTATAAAGATCTTCCAGTAAGAAGAATTATGCAAGGAGTTTTGAAGCACGAAAGAGACTCTGAACAAGCAGATGCACTATCAAGATCTTCAGATCTTTCTCCAGAGCAAAGAAAATCTATGAAAGAAAGATCTAAAAGAATTAGCAAAAAACAATCAAAAATGCTTGATAGAATTGGAAGTCATAGCGCAGAAAAATCAAAAACAAAAGAGAAATTAAATCGTTCAACTATAAATGTAACACCATCAAGACCTAGATTACAATCTGCAAATGAAGAAGTAGATATTTACGATATCATTCTTTCGCACTTACTTGATGAAGGATATGCTGAAACACCAGAAGCAGCAGAAGCAATTATGGTGAATATGAGTGAAGAATGGAGAGATTCTATTATCGGTTAATCTATTTTATTTTTTATTATGTTACCAAAAATACTTTTGCAGGATTCCAATTATGATGAATGGTGCGAAGAAGCAATTCTAAATGCCTATAAAGAGGCAGCAGAATGTGATGAGTTTATGTTTGGGGATTATGACTTTTGTAATGAATGGTTAGGTGCAAATGAATAGATATAGGAGGGTATACCTCCTTTTTTTATGTCTAAGAATCAAGTTACAAAAGATGAGTTAAAAGTTCGTGTTTTAAAACTAAAAAATAATTTGTATAATGAACATATTAGACATGATATGGATATGAAAGGACTTGCTCATAAATATCTGAATGAAGTTCTTGATATAATTGATGAGTATAGATATTGACTACGAAAACCCTTGGATTTATAATGGAAGTCCTTTTACTAGTTCTGATATTGGAGACTATTATGGGTTTGTTTATTTAATAGAGAACACCCAAAATGGTAGGCAGTACATTGGACGCAAATATTTGTGGCAGTTTAGGACTCCAAAAGGTAAAAAACGTAAAGTAAAATCAGAATCTAATTGGAAGGATTACTATGGGTCTTGTCCGGAACTTAAAGAAGATTTGGAACATTATGGTAGAGGGGTATTTAGAAGGACTATCCTCTCCCTCCACAAAACAAAAGGGAAAACAAACTTTGAGGAGACCAGACAACTCTTCTACCACAACGTTCTCACAGAATCCCTTGACGACGGAAGGCCAAGGTACTACAATAGCAACATCCTCAACCGATACTTCCGAAAAGATTATTATGACAGCAACGACTGAAGATATTGTTGCACACGTTCGTGATTGGGCAATTGATAAAATTGAACTTCTTCATGAATCGGATAGGCATCGAAATGCCCGTGCTCTTCTTGCAGAATTTGAAGAGTGGATTGAACCCGAAGGAGATGAACTTGAAATTGTTTCTTTGGAGCAAGAAGAAGATTGGACTGATGAGCAAGAAATTGATGTTCGGTAATCCAACATCTTGACAGACTCTAAATAAAAACTTATAATGTTAAAATCCCTGTTATGAGCAGGGTTTTTTATTATGAGATTTTGAGTGCGATTTAGAGCCGTGGGATCTGCCTCTTGAGAAAGGGGATGTGCGCTTTTCCTATACGGATGTAGAGTTCAATTAATTTTAATGCAAAACTTCTTTACTGTAGCCCTGCCCCTTCTGGCATCGGTTACAACCATTTCGGCAACACTGCCATCATCTGCTAGTGCTCCAAAATATTCTATTATTAAGGAGTTTGAACCAGAG